GGAAGAACTTATACACGCCTACATACAAGAAAGACCAGAAATGACACGCGGTGTACCCTGGACTTCTACAGCTATGGACAAGATCCATACGCTAAACGGTTACAGACAGGCAGAATTAACAGCTTCTAGGTTAGCGGCCTGCAAAATGGGCTTCTACGTTAGCCCAGGTGGTGATGGCTATGTAGGTGAAGACTACGAAGATACGTATTCACCAATTATGGAAGCTGAACCAGGAACATTTGAACAGCTACCTAGCGGCATGGACTTTAAGAGTTTTGAGCCTAATCACCCTACGTCTGCATTTGAAGCATTTGAAACGGCAATTCTAAGAGGTATAGCAAGTGGTTTAAATATTAGTTATCACTCATTAGCTAACGATTTAAGTTCAGTTAATTACAGTTCTATTCGCGCAGGATCTTTAGAAGACCGCGCACAGTTTGGAGTTATACAAGAATTCGTAATTGCACACTTTATAGAGCCAATATTTAGAGAATGGCTAGAAATGGCTATGACAACTAATCAAATTCCTATGCCTATTACACGATTTGATAAGTTTGCAGACTCAACCACGTTTATTCCAAGATCCTGGAGTTATGTAGATCCACAAAAAGAGATCCAGGCCAATATTATGGGATTAAAGTCAGGACAAGTGACTATGAGCGATATCCAGGCCGCATACGGTCGTGATGTAGAAGAATTGTTTGAACAGCACGACAGAGAAACCAAATTAGCAGAGCAATACGGTGTAACTACCGCATTTCAACCTTTTGGGGCGCAAACAAGCGCAGTTGAACCTGAATTACAGGGAGCAGACAATGAATAAGCAGTTGAGGTGGGATCATTTACTACAAATGATGAGCAAAATACAGGCGTTGGGCGCACTCTCTATCGCCTTGTTTTCTTTAGGACTAAGGGTTTTTGCTGTTCTGCGAGGGGTAAATTATGGATAAAAAAGATTTTGAAGGTAGTGATATACCTACAAATAGCGAGCCTAACGGCTCAAATTTAGAACTTAAATCCAAGGAGACAGATATGGACGAGAGAACGGAAGAACGTCACATACTGGCAGTTGAGGAAGATTCTAATTCTATCAATGTTAAATTTGCAAAAGCAGAAGAAGTTGAAGAAATAGAAGAAAACTCATACGGCGAGGATGAGGACGAGGAAAAGCGTTTTGATAAAGACGAAACCAACTACCGCTCCATAGATCTATCCAGGGCAGAAATGATTAATGAGGACAAACGAACTGTCCGCATTGCTCTTTCTTCTGAGGAACCTGTGGAACGTAGTTTTGGAATGGAGGTGCTAGACCATTCCCCTGAGTCAGTTGATATGACTTGGGCAAGAAGCGGCAACATGCCTGTTTTACTAGACCATGATACGACTAGGCAAGTAGGTATTGTTGAGGATTTTAATTTAGACGGTGCTACCAATAGGACATTGGCAACGGTGCGCTTTGGAAGAAGTGAACTAGCACAAGAAACCTGGAACGATGTTTTGGACGGTATTAAGCGTTCAGTAAGTGTCGGCTACAGAATCAACTCTATGGTAAGGGATGAGTCTGCGGAAGATACAACCTATAGGGCCAACTGGACTCCTATGGAAGCAAGCCTAGTTTCATTACCTGCTGACACAAACCCTATGGTTGGTGTTGCCAGGTCAAAAGATAGCGCAGAGGTTGAAACCCCTGTAGAGATAAACAATTCTATTAAGGAAAAGAAAATGGAAGAAAATAAAACTCCAGAAGTTGATTTAGAAGCTGTTAGATCTGAAACTGCTGTAAGCGTTAGATCTGAGGTTGCTAAAGAAGCAAAGGAAATACTTGCATTAGCTACTAAACACAATAAACGTGACTTAGCTGATGTATCAATAGCGGAAGGACATTCTTTAGAGCAATTTAGAGGAATCCTTCTTAATCAAATAGCAGACGATAAGCCACTTGAAACACCAGTAGCAGAAGTTGGACTAAACGACAGAGAAAGAAGCAGTTATTCTTTCTTGAACGCGATTAGAGCGGCATCTAGCGGTGACTGGTCAAACGCAGGACTAGAAAGAGAGATCTCTAATGAAATCGCTTCTAGAACTGGTAAAGAAGCTAGAGGTTTTTACTTACCTATGGACATAGGTTGGGGCCAAAGGGATCAAACTGTTGGCACTAACTCAGGTGGTGGGTTCTTAAAAGGAACAGATCACTTAGCTAATGAGTTCATCGGTGAAGTCTACGCTAACTCAGTTGTTGCACAATTAGGCGGCAGAGTTATGACTGGTTTACAAGGTGATATAGCGATTCCAAAGCTATCTGCATCTGTAACTAACACAGCTTTTGTTGCTGAGGGATCTGCTCCAAGTGAAGGCGCGGCCACGTTCGCGCAGGTCACAATGGCACCTAAGACTTTAGCTACATACGTTGACTACACAAGAAAACTAGCATTGCAATCGGATCCTTCTGTTGAGCAAATACTAAGAAATGACGTAGTTCAAACTATGGCTTCTAAAATAGACCAAGTTGCTATTAATGGCGGTGGATCTAATGAGCCTTCTGGTATCTTGCAAGAGTCAGACACACAAGTTGTTGCCATAGGCACAAACGGTGGTGCTGTTACTTACGCCAAGATCGTAGACATGGAAGCGGCTATACAGAACGACAATGCTTTAACTGGTACTTTAAACTTTGCAACTACTCCTGGAGTACAAGGTGCAATGAGACAAATACCAAGACAGTCTTCTGGTGTTGAAGGTAACTTCATCCTAAACGATAGTAACTCTATCCTAGGACACAACGTAACTGTTTCAACTAACGTACCAAGTACCTTAACTAAAGGATCTACTTCTGGATCTTGTCATGCACTTATCTTAGGTGACTTTGCACAAGTAATGATGGGATTCTGGTCAGGTGTTGATGTAGTTGTTGACTCTTCAACATTAAGCACTTCTGGCGGAACTAGAATCGCGTTCTTCCAGGATGTTGATGTTGCAGTAAGAATACCTAATGCGTTCTGCGCTATTAAGGATATTACTGTGTAATTATTTTGATTTGAGGGGAGTTCGCTCCCCTCTCTCAAAGGAGTAAACAATGGCACAAATAAAAATGGAACAGGATGCCTACATTAGAGGAATCATGCGTAAAAAAAATGACGTTGTAGAAGTGTCTTCTGCGGAAGCAAGACAATTCGTAAGCAACGGCACTGCAAGCGATGTTTCTGATAAACCAAAAAAGACAGCTACTAAAGCAGTCAAAAAGGCACCTAAGAAAAAAGGCTAAGTAATGGTACTTGAATCAGCGTCAGATCTAGCAGGTTACTTTGATACAGATGCACATGGTGTTGCGGCCACTATCACTATAAATGGTAGCGGATCTAGCATTAATGTTATCTTAAACAAAGAATACTTTGCTATAGATCCTGGACTAGGCATGGAAGTAGAAGGAACCCAACCTGTATGCACAGGAAGATCTACAGACATGACTAATGTAGAGATCGGCGACACGATTCTAATTAGTTCTGTTACTTACAACATTATCAATGTCCAACCAGATGGCGTGGGTGTAACTACGCTAATCTTAGAGGAGCAATAGTGTCACACGTCAGGCAACAATTAAGAGAAAGAGCGGCCACAACCCTTACAGGTTTGACTACTACTGGATCTAAAGTCTACCAATCCAGGGTATACCCCCTTGGTGCGGCTAACTTGCCTGGTTTATTGATCTATACCAAATCTGAGGATAGCGAAATAGTAACTATGTCAGGTGCGAGGACACTTTTAAGAAACTTATCTTTAGTTATTGAAGGATATGTGAAGGCAGTAAGTAATTATGACGATACTGTTGATACGATAGCAAAAGAAGTAGAAACGGCTATGGGTAATGATGTCACGCTTAACGGCCTGGCTAAAA